TCAGCATGTCTTTTTCAGGTAGGAATCCAGCCGGTTGATTTTCTTTTTCTTGAACTTTTTATCCAGCGACGTATAGATGCCGAGGGTGACACTGATGTCCTTGTGGCCCATCTGATCGCGGGCGGTCATGACGTCCACACCGGCAAAGTACATCAGGGTGCAGAAGGTGTGGCGCAGCTGGTGCGGGGTGAAGGTGTCGATGACCATCGGCACACCGGCGGGGTCGTGCTTGTTTACGGCCCCCTGATGCCCGTACTTGATGTTCAGGTCACACATATAGCTTTGCCACAGCCGCTTCCAGCCCTGCTCGGTCATGCGCTTGCCTTTGTCGTTGTGCAGCACATACAGGCAGCCGTCCTGCTGCGTCCGGAGATAGTCCACCAGCACCTTCGGGATGTTGACCACACGGACACCGGCGGCGGTCTTGGGGGCCTTGCTGCGCTTAGCACGGAAGTCATAGCCGTTGTTTACCGTGATTGTTGCGTCCTGCAGGTCTACGTCTGCCCAGGTCAGGGCTGTGGCCTCACTGCGGCGCAGGCCGGAGTAAAGCATCAGCATGGCGGCGCGCTGGGCCTTGTGGGGTGTCTCACGGATCCAGCGCTGCTGTTCCTCGGTGATGGGCTCGCGGACTTCCGGCGGTGTGCCTGCCGGGCAGGTGGTCTTAGGGATGGGGTTGTACTGTACCACCTCCGGGATCGCAAGGTCGTAGACGGCCTTTGCACTGCTGCGCAGGTTGGACAGCGTATAGTGGGACAGCGGGGGCTGGCCATCGTGCCAGTCGGCCAGGGCATTGAGCACCTGTTGGAAGTCAGCACTGCGCAGGGATGCAGCAGGCCGGTTCAGCAATGGGCCCCAGTGATTTTTGTTGTCCTCGTAGCGGTCAAGGCTCTTCTGGCCGATGCCCTTTGCCCGCTTGGCCGCAATAAGGTTGTCATACAGGGTGGCAAGGGTGGCGTCCATCTGGGACGGATCTGCGCCCTTGCCGAGGGAGATACGGTAGGCTTCCGCAGCGGCACGGGCCTCGCGGGCCGTCGTGCCGTAGAAGTTCTTATATTTTGGCTTCCCGTCGGCATCCTTGCCGATGTTGACCCGGTAGCGGTAGCGGCCGTCTGTTCCTTTTTTGTTGGCTGCCATTCTGTGCACTTCCCTTCTGCCCTCGGTGTTGGCAGCACCGGGGCGTTTTTGTTTATTCAACAGCCGAGGATTCCTCGGCTGTTCGTCTGCTTGAGTTTTTTGATCCGGACGGCGGTATTTGTCCGGTTTTTTATGCTTTGCACACTTCCAGGTATACAGGTTGCGCGTCTGCCTAAAGCATGCTACAATACAGAGGCAGGCGCGACGAGTGGAATTCGTATTTTACTCCTTGTTACAGCCCGGCGGTGCATCGTACCACTGCCGGGCACTCTTTTTTTGACGGGTTGCGCGAAACGCCAAAACAGCTTATACTACAAACGGAGCGGCGGGTGCAGCCCCGTGCTCTGCATGATACCTCCTACTTTTCTTTTGGGCAGATTTGACGGTTGGCAGAGGCCCCCTCGGCTGGGAACAGCTGAGGGGGCTTTTGCTTTTTTACAGCAACCCCTTGAAATCAGGCCGGAACTGTGCTTTATTAGTAGCATACAACAAGGAGGTGGTTCTATGCTTTTGATCGACAAGAAGCTTTTCAAGCAGGGCGCTTCCATGATCGAACCGTTTGATGAAGAACAGGTGACAAACATTGGTTACGACCTGAGAACCGACTGCTTTTTTCTGGACACCAATACGTCCAAGAAAGAAGTGGATCTGGCACCGGGCGATACCGTGTTTGTAAGAACGACAGAGACGCTTGATCTGCCGAATGACATGGCAGCAGCCGTGCAGCTGCGCAACAGCCGCATCCGGCAGGGGCTGAGCCTGACCGCGCCGATCTATCAGCCGGGACACAAATCAAAGGTGTTTTTCCGGGTAACGAATGCCACGAAACAGGTGATCCATCTGGACAGTGAGAAGGGCATCGGTTATCTGGTGTTCATCCAGTTGGAAGAGCCGGTGGAGAAACCGTACAACGGCGCATTCCAGAATGAGGATGCCTTTGTGGGCATGAGCACATACCGCGGCACGCTGGCGGATGATGTGACGGATCTGGAAAAGAAAGTGGACACGGTGAAGAATATTGAGAAGAACGTGTATGGAAATGTGCTTTCCATCATGGGCATCTTTATTGGTATCTTCAGCCTGATCAACGTCAACCTCTCGCTGACCGTAGCAAATGCAGCGATGGCAACACTGCTGACCTTCAACTTTGCAACGGTGGGTGCCATTGCATTTCTGATCGGCCTGATCAACGCGATCCTGCCGGAAGGAAAGAACCACAAAATGATCTGGTGGGCGTCCGGCATTGCCTTTGCATTGTCGGTTGCAGTACAGTTCGTTTTGAAATAAGAGCTTCAGATAAAGCCCACCGGAAACGCCCGGCGGGCTTTTGTTTTGGCTAAGCGCCGTGCTGCTTGCAGGAGAAATCTGAAAATGATAAAATGAGATCAGGCAAGAGTACGAATTGCATTTACAATAGAAACGGAGCTCCAGCCGACCTGTGTGGTCGCCTTTGCCTGAAGCTCGACGGGCATATAAACTCCGCCGCGGGGCATGATAGCGATGATGGGCTTGCCCATGCGCAGGGCTTCGTCTGCTTCGTACTGCATCCATTTGTGATACAAGTTGTACATACCGCCGATCACGAGAACGACCTGCGCGTTTTTGATCTTTGCGGTGATGGCACGGCCGATCTCGGCATCGGTGGCGCAGGCAGAGGAAAGCTGCAGGGGCTTTTCCTGCGGGGCAGAGTAATTGTAGTAAGAAAAGTAAGGCGCATTGTCCAGCATGGAGACGATGCGGCTGTATTCATCGCCGTATTTCCATGCGTGGCTGATGAAAATGCGATAAGGGTATAAAGCAGGCATTGAAACGTCCTTTCTGATGGGGAGAAGCTTATGAAATTCAGAAAAAAGCCGGTGGTCGTAGATGCATACCAAACCGACCGGGAAATGAACATTGAAACACTGGAAGGTGTGATGCATGCGGAACCGGGAGACTGGATCATCACGGGCGTAAACGGAGAACGTTATCCGTGCAAGCCGGATATCTTTGAAAAAACCTATGAGCCGGTGCCGGACTGAGATTTTTCCTTTGGGGAAAGCACTGCGGAATTTGAGGACTTCCACTTGTTGCCCTCAGAAGAAAGCAGATTTTCGATGTTGTGCACGAAGAGCTGCTCGGCGGTTTCGTCGGTGCCGTAGGGGAACGCGCCCATGAGGTAAAGATTTTTCTCGTGCTTGAGCGTTTCGCAGGCGGAACGGTACTCAATCCAGTTTTCGTGATAGCGGCCAAGGCGTTCGGTGCCCTCGATCACGGTGACGATGGCACCCAGAAGCCCGACGATGAAGGCAATGGCGGGACAGCTGACGGTATAATTGGCCAGCAGAGGAATGGCAGCGGCAACGATCAGCTCAAAAAACTGCATCCGCTTATAAGTATTCTGCGCCTGCTGCGCCTTCTGATCGTACCACATGATCTGGTCATCCAGACGGTTTTGGATATAGCTTTCGATGTTGCCGGGCTCGACTTCCCTGGGAAGATACGGCGGCTCTTTTGAATGCCTGAAACCAAACATAAGATCCTTTCAAGTCTCTGACACGTTGTGTCAGGGGCTTTATTTTTTATGCTTCTTTTGCGCCCGGCGGGCTTTTGTTTTGCCCTCGGCGGGGGACGGCGGCGGGGGACAAAATATTTATTGACGCTTTAGAAATCACATGAAGGTGATGTTAAAAAGGCGTAGGTGTCTTTAATATCATTGAGGGAACTATTCAAGGCATATGCTTTTAATGTTTCACGTTCAGAACGGCTGAAAGCAGACGGAAAGTTTTCAATATGCCAATAGCACCATTTGCGACATTCATTAGTAATGTATTCATCAGCGGTCAAATCTTTACAATCGCAAAATTCTCTTTTTATATCAGAAGCGTCTCCAATAAAACAAGGATATGGAGCAGATGCAATGTCTTTCCACACAGGAGAAGGATGATGCGATTCCAAAGTATGGTAAGATAATATAAGCTGAGGGTAAAGGTCTGAATAAAGAACGGTTCTGGAACGTTGAAAGAAACTTCTATCCAACTTAGTAGATTCAATTTTTTCAAAGACAGTTCGGGCATTTTCAAATGTATCAAGATGTAGGGATAAAGAAGAGATTTTCTTATTCCAAGTTTCAATTGACATATAAGAATGCTCAACGCCATATTCACCAAGATAAAGACAAACTTTTAATAATTGCACACCATCGGTAGTGAGATAGTCGGTGGATTTTTTGTGGTTGGGTGAAGTGACCTGCCCAATAGAACGAGAAAATAAAACTTGCCATGTTTGAAAATATGGATCGTAGAGGGAGGATTCTTCTTTTATATGAGACAAAGTGTAGAGTTCAAGCGAGGAAACAATATCTGAACTGAGATCTCGACATCCAGATTCATCCATTATTAAAAACAGAGCGTCTTTACATTGCCAGAAGAAGAGCTGCTTTCCTGTAAAGTAGGCAGCAATTCCAAAAATAGGCCAAGCGTAGATGAATGATGACGAAGCATGAATGGAAAGAAAGAACCACAAAACCATCCAAAGGCCGGAAATCACAATCCGTTCGAGTACTAGCTGTTTTTTTAATTTAAGAGAACTTATCTCTTTAGCCACAATGGGTTCCTCCTGTCAATCATAGCCGCCGTTTGGCGGCTTTATTTTTTACGCTTCTTTTGCAGCCACGCCAGGCGTGCTGTCTTTTTTATAGTAACCGGTACGGTTGAGGTCTTCGGCGTAGCCGATGACTTTACTTTGGCCCTCCTCGTTGAGCTGATCGAAGATGGCCAAAAGCGACGTTTGGGCAGACGTGAGTAGGCGTGCTGAAGAATTGCCGGAACTTTTTGGTTCAATGGTTCCACGAGTGATACCTTCGACTGTAATGCCAAGCGCATCACAGATTTTGACAACAGTAGTGACGGCAGTTCCCCCAATGCCACGTTTGAAAATGTTATCAACAGTGGAGTAAGGGATGGCTGTTTCCATAGTAAAGGCGCGAACACTTTTGTAATTGGATAAAATGAGCTGCTTTAGCTGCTCCTCGATAGGCATTGAAATCACCTCCTTGCGTTCATTATACAAGGGAAAAAACGAAAAAGCAATGACGATTCACTAAATTGCAAAAATAATTTGTAAAAGGTCTTGACTTTTCACTCGATATGGGATATTCTACAGTAAAGTTCATCAAATATGGTGAACGGAATTGGAGGTTAAGCAGAATGTACAGAAATCTCAGAGCTGAGATGGCACGCAGCGGAATTACAAGCGAACAGCTTGCAAAGGGAATCGGCGTAAATCCTGCAACGATGTCAGCAAAACTTAATACAGCTGGGCGTATGCGGCTGGATGAAGCACAACAGCTGCGGGATGAATTTTTCCCGGGGATGACAATGGACTATCTTTTCGGCGACACCCCGGAGAAGAGCGCATGAACCCTCTCAGTCGCCCCGAGGGCGACAGCTCCCCCGAGAGGGGGAGCTTTGGAGGACGGAAGGAAGTGAAGAAGATGGAAAATAAAAAAGCCCGCATGAAGCGGGCACAGAGAAAAGCGCTTGTGAACTGCGAAGGAAACCGGAGCTTTACTGCAGCATACCGAGATTGCCCGCTGCCAGAAGGGCAGCAAACTGATTTGAGTAGCTTTCCAGAATGCGGTACTCCTGCTTTGAAAGACTGGCGGTACAGCACTGATATGTGCAGGCTTGCTGCAGCGCGAGAAGATCCAGATTTGAAAAGCGAAGGGTCTTGAACCGAAGTTTTGCCGGGAGAGCGCGGGCAGCGTTCTTCATTTCGGAAATCAGATCAGGATCATCTACGGGACCAAACCAGGAAGCCGGGGCAGATTCGAGCGATTGCAGCGCACGGATCAGAAGCGGGATGTCCTGCGGACGGATGTTGAAACCGGGCATAAGAAAATACCTCCTTTCTTTTTGTTATTGTAGCACAAAGAAAGGAGACGGAACAAGGAGCGTATGAAGATGGTGGCAGGGTTCATTCTGGAATTTTTGCTGCTGCTGGTGAGCATGGGGCTGATGCTGGCAAGCTGCGTTGAAAAGAGCTGGAACATGGCGATGATCGCTTATGTGCTGTGCGCTCTGGCAGCGGCCATTATTTCAGCTTTATGGTTCGCAGCGCTGACAACTCCTGCTGCATAGCGATCTGGGCGGAGACCTGCGCATGGGTGAGCCGGGTGACAGACGGATCCGAACGGTCGTGCGCAAGTTCGACAAGAGCCTGACCGTAAAGGCTGAGAGCCTCGCGGGAAGGTTCGGTGCAATAGAGCACAGCGCAAGACAGGGCGCTGTTGAGAAGCAGAGAGTTTTCGGCGGAAGGGTCGGCACGGAAGGCCGCAGCGGCCGCCATGAATTTTGCAAAAGCGTCGGACTGGGCGCTGAAGTAAAGTTTGGAGGCTTCCAGCCGATAAGCTGCACGGCTGTTGAAACGCGCTGCGAGCCATGTGATGACCACGTTGAGCAGGGCGGCAAGGCAGGAGACCAGAGCGGTGATCGAAGTGATAGCGGCGATGGTCTGAGAATCAAAGGAAAACAAGCAAAACACATCCTTTCTTTTTGCTGATTGTAGCACAAAGAAGGGAGACAGAACAAGGAGCGTATGAAGATGGAACGATACATGATCCTGATCCGAGCAGACGGCACGGGCCGCCTGATCGAGACGGACCACGAGGATGTGTATCTGGCAATGGATGTGAAAAGCAAGACCGAGTGGCTGCAGCGGGTGCTGCAGATCGCGGAAGAACAGGAGGAGTGACAAAAGCCATGAAAAGGACAGTCACAAGGGCAAAGGTCTGGGACGCGCGGCAGCTGCCCGCGTACCTGACCCCGGCCGAGTACGCCGCACTGATCGGCGTGTGCCCCAAGACGGTGCAGCGCATGTGCCGGATGGGAATGCTGCCCGCCACTAAGGTGGGCCCCAAGCTCTGGCGCATTGACAAGAACGCCGCGCTGGAGAAAATGAAAAAGCCCGCCGGTGCTGAGAACACCGGCGGGCTCCGAGTGAAAGCGATCTGACAAGGGCCGCTATCACCAGAAGTATAACGCAAACGGAGGTATTTTGCAATGAAAATCAAATCGACAGTATGGCACAGGCTGGCGGCTGGGAGCCTTTGCGCCGGACTGCTGTGCGGCATGGGGCTGGAAGGCAACGCCCAGGTGGGCGCACCCATCACGGACGGGCAGTTTGTGACGGCCATGGTGCTGGTGCTGGCGGCCGGGCTTTTTATGCGGCTGGGCTTTGCGGCCCAGGAGCAGGAGGAAAAGGCCGGACACCGGGCGCACCGGCAGCCGGAGAACACCGTGAAAGCCGGAAAGCGGAAGGTGGGGTGAGCAGGATGCGTTACCGTGTGCACATTGAGATGAGCCGGGACGGCTACCCGCTGCGGCTGCAGACGGCCTTGCTGGTGGGCGGCAGCAGCCAGGGCGTGGCCAAAGCCAGAGCGCAGGAGCTGGCACGGGAGCAGCACCCGGAGTGCGACGACTTCCGGGTGTACCATGTGGAGGAGTTTGGCAAATGCAAAAAGACACTGTAAAGGACTGGGAGCGGGCCACGCTGCTTTGTGATCAGATCCGCATTGACGCAGATGCAGCCCTTGCAGTGGTGAACGACCTGCCCAGCGGGATGGCCGAAGACGCCGCGAACCTGCTGTGCGAAGCACTGACGGAAGCGAGAGCGCAGGTGCTTGCCTGGGCGAACGACAACGGGGAACCGTGAAGAGAAAAGGAGCAGAACTATGAAGGGTACGATTGAGATCACGGTGAGGACGGTGCCGGGCGGAAAAGTCCTGACCAACGTAAAAGGAAAAGAATGCAGCGAGGAAGATGTCCTGAAGGTAATGACGATGGGATTTTGCGGGATGGCGGCAAGCAGCCTGCGAGATGTGCCGCAGCGGCTGCGCGGACAGTGCTGCAAAGAATTTGGGAAGATGATGGAGGGCACGCTGCTGGATCTGTTGAACGGAGAGGCAAAGGCGATGCAGCGGTTTGAGGGCAAAGAGGCGGCCTTTATGACGGAGCTGCTGACGCGGCAGGGAGAGGTACAGGACGAATGACACAGCAGGAGTACGAGCAGAAGCTGGACGTGGCGCTGGAAGAGCTGGACTGGCACGACCCGCGCAGCAAGGAGAGCAGTGCATACAAGGTGCTGGCTGCTGCCTCGGCGGACAAGAGCCTGAGCCTGGACGAGTGGATGCAGCTGCATGACCGGTATTGGAAGGCGGTGAAGAAGCTGTGAGCAAAAGCAAGTTGAGCCTGGAGGACAGCATCACGCTGGCGCAGAACAACGCCATTGATTTTACCCACGCATGCGTGACCATTGCCCTGAACGAAAAATTTGGCATTGGCAAAGAACGGCAGAAAAAAGTGAACGCGGTGCGGGACGAAGTGAACGGCAAGGTGCTGGAGATCATGACCCGACCGGCAAGCCGGAAGCACGAGCCGCTGCGGAAGGCGGAAGCCTGGATGCACAGCCAGATGCCGGAGGGCACGGTGTGGGAGCTGCACATCCCGATGGCCAAAGGCCGGGCAAGGTCGCACAAAGAGTGGAAAATGCAGGGAGCCGTGGACAGCGCGGCCACACTGGAGTGGCGGGTGTGCGCCATTGCCTGCGCCGAGGTGCTGGGCTTTGGTGCGGAGCGGCTGAACCGCCTGCACGAAGAAGTGCTGGCAAATTACCGGCAGCTGAACCAGTGGGTGCTGGAGGAAGGTGTGGACGTGGCCATGGAGTGGTTCCGGCGGTCGTGCACCAGCGCGTACAAGACCGACGTGGAGGTGCTGGACCGGCCGGACCAGAAAGAGATCTGGGGCTACCGGATGCACGAGGAGCAGGCCATGCGGGAGATGCGCACCCGGCAGGTGCGGAACGAGGTGCGACGGATGTGCGCGCCGAAAGCGCTGCCGCTGGCACCGGCCGAGGTGGAAAAGCGCATCCAGACCGCGCTGCAGTACGGCACACCGGACAGCTGGCAAAGGAGACGGACGAGATGACACTGACGGAAGCAATGCAGTACCGGGGCCTGACGGCGTGGAAGCTGGCGGAGCGGACGGGCGTGAAAACGCAGACGGCGAAGAAGTGGACGGAGCCCGGCGGGACACGGAAAATCACGGTGGAGCGGCTGCGGCAGATCACGGAGATCCTGGACGGCGGGGCGCTGATCACCGAGGACGGCGTGGAGTTTGAACTGTACGGAGGAAAAGTATGAGCAAGGACAAGAGAAAGATCACGCGCAAGCGGTTTTGCAGGCTGCTGGCAGCAAAAATCGGCTCGCAGGTACCGGAGGTGCGGGACTTTGCTGCATGCTGCGTCGGGTTTGAGCAGTACAAGAACCAGCAGATGCGAGAGATGGACGGCCCGGAAGCCCGGCGGAAAGCGGAGCAGGTATTCGGGCGGCGGTGCTGGAAGGATGCGTGGGAAGAGCTGCGAGAGGTGCGGGACAGATGAAGTACATCTACAGCCTGTACGACGCAAAGACCGGGGAGCTGGCCTACAAAGGCAAGGCGGGACAGCTGGTAGCGGATGGCGTTTTTTCACAGAGCGATGACCTGAGCCGACTGTGGGCCAAGCAGCACCTGAAGGGCATCCGGCCCCGAAAATGGAAGGTGGAGCGGGAAGAGATCCGGCCGGTGGCAAAAAAGATAGCGCCGCCCGGCGGGACGACCCGGAAGGTGTGGGTGTACCGGATGACGGACGCCGACGGCCGGGTGGTGTGCGAAGGCACCGCGGTGGAGCTGGTGGAAAAAGGCTTTTTTATCCGGGCAGAGGACGCACCGAATGCCCACCGAGCCGGGCACAATAAGCGCCTGGGCGTGACATGTGTGGAGCGCCGGAAAGAGGAGCGGCCCATCCGGATCCCGAAAGGGGAGGACCGGAAGAAGCGGGAAGGCTTTTCGGAGCGGAAGAACGTGAGTGCGAAAGAGCCGGAAAAGACGGAGATGGACGCGCTGCAGGAAGATGTACATGCGCTGTGCCGCTACAATGCGGCGGCACGGAAATGGGGCCGCAAAGAGCTGAGCTACGGCTACTGGGCGGCGGCCGGGAAACCGGAGGTGCCGGTATGACCGAGTGGTGCTGCAAGCCGGACTGCCCAGGAAGATCCCCGGCGTGCCATGACCAGTGCGAAAAGTACCGGGAGTGGAAGGGACGGCTAAAAACCGAGAAGGAGTACACCCAAAACGCAATCTACCGGGACAAGGTGAACCGGGGCGATTACGAAAAAGAAGGCTGGATGGCCCACAAGGGACAGCGGAGCAGAAGAAGAAAATGAACAGGAAAAGCCCTCCGGCAATTACGCCGGAGGGCTTTGGCGACGGGACGGGCATAAAGTTTGCCGGGTGCTGCCAGACGCTGGCGGCAGGCGGGAGCCTTTATCAAAGTATATAATATACCTTTTATTTTTATAAGCGTCCGGGCGGGCGCTTGAGGGAGCTTGTATACCCGTTATTTCTACGACGGTGAGGACCGGGAAAAGAAAAGGACAAGGGCGCTGCCCGAAAGAAGAGGTGAGCCATGAAGAGCTGGATCCGGGAGAAAAAGTACGAGTGCGGAGAGTACAGGACCGTGGGCATCTATGCGGTGACGGATCAGGAGCACAGGCAGCGGGGCAGGAAGCAAAAGGAGAGCAGCCGGGGCCAGAAGGCACGCAATAAAAACGCCAGCATGCGCAGATACCAGCGCAAGGTGCTGGCGAACTTTGACAAGGACGGCTTTTATGTGACCGGGACCTACGAGGATGCATACCGGCCGGAGAGCTTTGAGGACTGCGTGCAGGACGTGCGGAACTATGTGCGGCGGGTAAAGGCGGCGGTGATCCGGCGGTTCGGGGAGCAGAGAGCCAGGCAGCTGAAGCTGAGCCTGCACGCGGTGCGGAACGGAGAGAAAGGGAAGCTGCACATGCACGGCTTTGCCGAGTGCAAGGGCCTGACGGCGGCCGAGCGGAGGGAATTCCGCCAGATGCTGGAAGAACTGTGGCGGCGGCGGGTGCCGGGTACGGGAGAGTATGAGCCGCTGGGGACCTGCAACGCGGACCGGATCGACGTGAAAAAGATCCTGGGCATAGACGGGGATGGCAAAAACGGCACGGTAGGGTACATCTACGGCCACAGTGAGCGCCGGTGCGTGGAGACGCGGAACCTGACGCTGCCGGAAGTGCTGCGGGCAGCCGACACCAAGTGGAGCCGGAGACAGCTGCGGCAGGGGTGCAGCGAGCACGCCGAGGATGCAGCCTGGTGGGAGCAGCGCTTCCCGGGCTGGGAGGTGGTGCAGGTGATGGTCTACGACCCGCAGCAGCTGTACGAGACCGACCGACCACGGCCAGACGGCTGGGAGAGCACCGACCCGCAGGCGTATCTGATCCTGCGGAGGCGGGGGCTTGCCGGGGTGAGACCCCGGCATCTTGCTTGAGCAAGACCGCCCTGTCGCTTAAAAGCCCCACTGGGGCTTTCATTGCGGAGCTTTGCTCGCAAACGCGAGGTTTGCGAAAGTTCGCACCTGACAGATAAAAAATTTAATTATATTTACATATTGCGCGCGAAACGCGGAAAAACGCTGAATTTGCGCGCAAATCAGCGCAAAAGCGCGCGGAAAGGCGGGGCACGGGTGACAAAACAGCAGAAAAAGGACGTGCGGAAAGGACTGCGGCGATATGGCAGGGCGATGGAAGCGGCCGAAGACACCCCGGACGAGCTGACGCAGGCCTGGGGCCGGGTGATCGGGAAGGCGCTGGACTACTATGACGAGGCGGACCCGGTGTGCGCCGGGATCCTTGTGCGGCGGTACATGGCCGGAGAAAAAGAGTGGGACGTGGTGGAGGCGCTGCACATCGGGCGGACGACCTACTACCGCAAGGAGCTGGAGGCGTTGAGCACGGTGGGACTTTTTGCCGCACGGGAGGGGCTGGTGTAGCCATGCCCATACAGGAGCATGGGACAGGCTGAGTGCGATGCATCCGGCCTGTTTGTGCTGCAACGCAGCAAACCGCGTGCTGAAAAGTGCGCGGTTTTTTTATTGCGGACCCGGACGGTAGACTGGGAGCCAAAGCACGGAGGGAGGACCGGGGATGGCAAAGCGGAGATACTGCAAAAACACCGTGCCCGGGAAGCAGGGCCGAGGCAAAAAGTACCCGGCGGCTGTGCGTGCCGAAGTGGTGATGGCCATGATCGGCTCCAACTCCATCTGCGCAGTGGCGCGCAGGTACGGCGTGCCGGAGAGCACAATCCGCAGCTGGATGGCCGAGGAGGCCGGAAAGCCGGACGGAGTATTTGCAGCAGCGCGGGTCGAGGCGGCGCGGGAGATCGCGGCGCGGGCGGCTGTGGGCGCAAAGGCCCAGGTGAGCTACCTGCAGCAGCGGGTGGCCGAGAACCAGAGGGCGGCCGAGGTGCGGGAAAAGCTGCACCGGCGGCTGGACGAGGACGCCAAAGCGCGGCAGTACGACATCGGGGTGCAACTAAAGAGCGAGGACGAGACGCTGCAGGACACCATGGAGACCGGCCTTGTGGCATACGGAGCGCCGGGCAGCTACGACCGGCAGCTGAGCTACGAGGAGAGGAAAGAGCTGGAAAAGCAGCTGGAGCGATACGACAGCCGGGTGATGACCGACCGGGACGCGGCGAACGTCGCGGCGGTGCTGATTACGGCGGCGGGGGCTGCGGCTGCGCTGGTGCCCCAGGACACCACAGACCGGGACAGCGGCCAGAGCGCCCCGGCGGTGCTGATGGAGCCGAGAGGCACAGAGGACGAGGCAGAGGTGATACTGGATGGACCGGGCTAAGGGCAGACCCATCGTATGGAGACCACAGCCGAGGCAGGCGGCCTTTATGGCACGCGGCGAGGATGAGGCGCTGTACGGCGGAGCAGCCGGAGGCGGGAAGAGCGACGCGCTGGTGATCGAGGCGCTGCGGCAGGTGGACGTGCCCAACTACAGGGCACTGATCCTGCGCAAGACCTTCCCACAGCTGCGGGAGCTGATCGACAAGACCATGCAGTACTACAAGCCAGTATTCCCGGCGGCGCGGTACAACAGCAGCACACACTGCTGGACGTTTCCGTCGGGGGCAAAGATCTATTTCGGCAGCATGTTCCGCACGCAGGACAAGTACAACTACCAGGGCCAGCAGTTTGACTACATCGGGGTGGACGAGCTGACACACTTTACATGGGAGGAGTACAGCTACCTGATGAGCCGCAACCGACCGAGCGGGCCGGGCACACAGGTGTACATCCGGGCCACGGCAAACCCCGGCGGCATCGGACACGGATGGGTGAAGGCGCGGTTTATCACACCGGCACCACCGGGCACCCGGATGGTGCAGCTGGTGGATGTGAAGAAGCCGGACGGCAGCGTGGAAAAGCTGCGGCGCACCCGCATCTTTATCCCATCGACCATCTTTGACAACCCGGCGCTGCTGAAGAACGACCCGGGGTATTTGAACAACCTGGCCAGCCTGCCGGAGGCGGAGAAGCAGGCGCTTTTGTACGGCAGCTGGGACAGCTTTAGCGGGCAGGTGTTCACCGAATGGCGCAACGACCCGGACCACTACGAGGACCAGAGATGGACCCACGTCATCAAGCCGTTCCGCATCCCGGCGCACTGGAAGATCTGGCGCGGGTACGACTTTGGCTATGCAAAGCCGTTTTCGGTGGGATGGTACGCGGCGGACGAAGAGGGCAGGCTGTACCGCATCAAGGAGCTGTACGGCTGCACCGGGACGCCCAACGAGGGAACGAAAGTCAACCCGGTGGAGCAGGCGCGGATGATCAAAGAGGCGGAGGAAAACGACCCGATGCTGCGGGGCCGACACATCCAGGGCGTGGCGGACCCGGCGATCTTCAACGAGAGCCAGGGCGAGAGCATTGCCGCCATGCAGGAAAAGCACCCGAACTATATTTTCTGGGCACCGGGCGACCACACCCGGCTGGCGGGTAAGATGCAGTTCCATTACCGGCTGGCCTTTGACGCCGAGGGCCGGCCGATGTTCCAGGTATTCGATACCTGCAAGCATTTTATCCGGACCATCCCGAACCTGGTGTACGACGAGAGCAACGTGGAGGACATCGACACCACACAGGAAGACCACATTTACGACGAGTGCCGGTATGTGCTGATGGAAAACCCCATCAGCCCGCGCAAGACCGAGAGCGTGCCGATGCTGAAGGATGACCCGCTGGACATGGACGTGCGCAAGAGCCCCACAAGGGTGATGAGGATTTGAGACGATGACGATGGACGAGAAAGAGCTGCTGCGACAGCTGTCGGAGCGATACCCACCACAGGAAGAGAGCGGCCAGCAGATGCCGGACTGGATGATGCAGGGCGGACAGCCTGCGCAGATGCCGATGGGCATGCAGCTGCTTCCGGCACGGCCGGAGGAAGCCTCTGACGAAGCGGAAGCAATCGGTGAGGACGAGGTGCGGCAGGCAAACGACCTGCTGCAGAAGTACAAGGCGGGCAAGGCCGCACTGGACAAACGCATCATCGAAAACGAGCTGTGGTTCCGCATGGGACACTGGAAGAACTACCAGAACAAGATGATGGAAGGCAAGCCGAAGCCTTCCAGCGGGTGGCTGTTCAACAGCATTGCCAACAAGCACGCCGATGCCATGGACAACTACCCGGAGCCGAACGTGCTGCCGCGCGCAGCGGACGACGAGGCGACCGCCAAGGTGCTGTCGAAGATCCTGCCCACGGTGCTGGAGCAGTGCGACTACGAGACGGCCTACAGCGACACCTGGTGGCGCAAGCTCAAGACCGGAACCGGCGTGAAGGGCGTGTTCTGGGACCCGGCGGCGCGGGGCGGACTGGGCGAGATCAGCATCAAGAGCATCAACATCCTAATGCTGTACTGGGAGCCGGGCGTAGAGGACGTGCAGGACAGCCCGAACCTGTTCAGCCTGAGCCTGGCGAACAACGACCAGCTGGAAAGCCAGTACCCACAGCTCAAGGGACACACCGGCCACAGCCTGGACGTGGCAAAGTACGTCCACGACGACAGCCTGGACACCAGCGACAAGAGCGTGGTGGTGGACTGGTACTACAAAAAGGCCCTGCCCGGCGGACAGACGGTGCTGCACTACTGCAAATACTGCAACGGCGTGGTGCTGTATGCCAGCGAGAACGACCCGGCCATGAGGGACCGGGGCTTTTACGACCACGGGAACTACCCCTTTGTGTTCGACCCGCTGTTCCGGGAAGAGGACAGCCCGGCGGGCTTTGGGTACATCGACGTGATGAAGGACACCCAGACCGCCATTGACGAGATGAACCACGCCATGGACGAGAACGTGAAGCTGGCCGCGAAGCAGCGGTATGTGCTGAGCGACACGGCAGGCGTGAACGAGGAAGAGCTGGCAGACTTTGGCAGGGACATCGTGCATGTGGTGGGACGGCTGACGGATGACACCTTCCGGCCGCTGCAGGTGAGCGGGCTGCAGGGCAACCTGATCACCTACCGGGATGACCGGGTGAGCGAACTGAAGGAGATCAGTGGCAACCGGGACGTGAGCCAGGGCGGAACCACCAGCGGCCTGACGGCGGCCAGCGCCATTGCGGCCTTGCAGGAAGCGGGCAGCAAACTGAGCCGCGACATGCTGAAGAGCGCATACCGGGCATTTGCAAAAGAGTGCTACCTGGTGATCGAGCTGATGCGGCAGTTTTACGACGAGCAGCGGGTGTACCGCATCACCGGAGAAAGCGGCGGCACGGAGTATGTGCCTTTTAGCAACGCGGCACTGCAGGCGCAGCCCGGCGGCATGGTGGGCGGTGTGCAGCTGGGCGACCACGAGCCGGTGTTTGACATCACGGTGACGGCGGCAAAGAAGAGCACCTTCAGCCGCCTTAGCCAGAACGAGACGGCGAAAGAGTGCTACCAGCTGGGATTTTTTGCACCGGCGAACGCGGACGCGGCGCTGGCGGCGCTGGACATGATGGACTTTGAAGGAATCGAAAAGGTGCGGGAGCGGGTGAGCCAGAACGGCACGCTGTACCAGCAGCTGCAGCAGATGGCCCAGCAGCTGCAGAAGATGGCGGCGATCATCGACCAGCAGAACGGCACCAACGTGAGTGCGGCGGCCAGCGCGGCCGGGCAGGCGGCAGCAGGCAGCGGGGGCGGAAGCGGAGGAAAGACCGCAGCGGCCAGCACTCTGAACAGCCTGGGCGGCGTGGTGGGCGACAGAAGCGGGAGCCTTTCCAGCCAGGCGGCGAAGCGGGCCATGGATGTGAACAACCCGAACAAGGAATAAGGCTGCCATGGGCAGCATGATGTGCGCTGCGGCGCAATAAAAGAACGGAGGAAAACCGGATGATCGAAGCAACAGTGATGCGCACGGTATGGAACGACGGCAAGACCGGCTACGAGGTGAAGGCAAAGGGCCATGCGGGCGCGGGAAAGTACGGGCAGGACATTGTGTGCGCAGCGGTGAGCTGCCTGATGCAGACCCTTGCCAACGAGGTGGAGGAGGCTGCGCGGGCAGGCCTTGTGGCGCTGGGCGCTGTGGCACACGGTGAGGGCTGGATGCGCGTGGAGGTGACCCCGACCCATGAGAGCTACGACATGGTGGAAGCATGGGTGGAGCTGGTACAGGACGGACTGGACGCGCTGGCCGAGAGTTACCCGGAGAACGTGGAGCTGGTGGTGAACATGGTGTTTGCGGACGGCAAGGCACCGGACCCGGCACAGCTGCCGGACATGGTGGACGGAAAGATGAACCTGCAGCTGTTTGCAGAAGGCGGCGGAGACGGCGGTGCTGCTGGCGATGGGGCGGAAGCGGCCCCGGCGGTGCAGGCCCCGGAGCTGCGCCCCGCACAGGAGCGGCTGGCAAAGCGCAGCCGACCGGGCAGAGCGGCGAAGGCCGCACCGGCACCGTCCGCCGACGGCGGCGAGGACGCCGGAACTCCCCCAAAGGGGGAGCCGAGTAAAGAGGAAGCACCCGGCGAAGAGAAGCCCGAGACGCGGCAGGGACAGCCCGAGCAGGAGCCAAAGCCGACGGACCCGGCGGAAAAGCGCAAGGCCTTTGGCCAGCTGATGCAGGGCGAGTACGCAGCCGAGTTTGAGGAGGCACTGCAAAGGGCGTCGGAGATGGCCGTGCAGAACGTGCTGGACAACCCGGCGGTGAAGGGGCTGATGGACGCGCTGGGCGAGGCGTATGGCATCGACGTGCAGAGCGCGGACAACCTGGCTGCCCTGACCGAGGCCGTGAAGAACGGGAAGGTGAAGAACGACGAGTACTACGAGACGCTGGCAGCGGAGCGCGGCATCAGCGTAAAGACCGCGCGGGAAATGGACCGGATGGAAAGCGAGCTGCAGCGGGCGAACGCCGAGAAGCAGCGGGCCGAACAGATCCGGCAGGCGGCCGAGCACCAGCAGCGGGCAGCCGCCGTGCGGGCCCAGTGGGAAGCGGAAGCGGCGCAGCTGAAGGTGAAGTACCCGGCGTTTGAGCTGGACGAGGTGCTGAACAACCCCAGCGTGGCGGACATGATCCGGCGCGGCATCGGGCTGGAAGCGGCGTACCGGGCCGCCTACTTTGACCAGCTGATGGAGGCAAGCACGGCACGCACGGCCCAGCAGGTGGAGCAGGGCGTGACGGCGCGGATCCAGCAGAGGGCACAGCGGCCGGCCGAGAACGGGGCGCACCCCGGCGGCGCGGCCGAGATGAAGGTGGACGTGGCGCACATGACCGCCAAGCAGCGGGCCGAGCTGGCAAAGCGGGCACGGCGCGGAGAGCGCATCGTGCTGTGAGAGATTTCCCACGCAGAGGGCGTGAGAAGATAAAAAACCTTGAAGGAGGACAAACAGATGAGCAAAAAGAGACTGGATCTGCAGATGTTTGCGGATGCAAGCGCACAGCTGCAGAATACCACCGCATCCAGCGGCATGACCGCCGAGATGAAGACCTACTACGAAAAGACCCTGCTGGATCTGGCAGAGCCTGCGCTGGTGCATGACCAGTTCGGCGACAGCTACCCGATCCCGGCGAACAACGGCAAGACCATTGAGTTCCGCCGGTACGACAGCCTGCCGAAGGCCACCACCCCGCTGACCGAAGGCGTGACCCCGACCGGCCAGACCCTGAACGTGACCACCATCACCGCCGAGGTGCACCAGTACGGCGGCTGGGTGGCCCTGACCGACATGCTGGACCTGACCGCCATTGACAACAACGTGGTGCAGGCCACCAACATTCTGGCCAGCCAGGGCGGCCGCACCATGGACACCGTGGTGCGCGACATCCTGAACGGCGGCACGAACGTGATTTACGCGCCCAAGGTGGCGGACGGTGTGGAGACTGCCGTGACCAGCCGCGCAACGCTGGACGCCACCGCACAGCTGACCGTGGACCTGATCGACCAGGCGGTGGCCATGCTGCAGGCCCAGAACGCAGACCCCATCGGTGACAGCTATGTGGCCATCGTGCACCCGTACACCAGCTATGACATCCGCAAGGACCCGAACTGGATCGAGGCGCACAAGTACGCGGCCCCGGAAGAGATCTTCAACGGCGAGATCGGCAAGATCAACAACGTGCGCTTTGTGGTGTCGAGCGAAGCAAAGATCTGGAAGGGCACCGGCTGCCCGTCGGGTCTGGCGGTGTTCAGCACCCTGGTGCTGGGTGCCCACGCCTACGCCACCACCGAGCTGGAGGGCGGCGGCATGCAGCACATCGTGAAGCAGCTGGGCTACGGTGATGACCCGCTGAACCAGCGCGCGTCCGTGGGCTGGAAGGCCGTGAAGACCGCCGAGCGCCTGAGCGAGCAGTACATGGTGCGCATTGAGAGCTGCAGCGCACGCTACAGCGCCAAGGCACTGGCAAACTAAGAAAATCAAGGAGGTACGACGATGGCAGTAAAAAAGACTGAGACGGCCGTGCAGGACACCGAGGCCGCAAAGAAGGACACGATGGACACCCAGGAGAAGGACACCGAGGTGATCCACCTGTTTAAAGACAGCCAGCGCTATAAGGCGCCTGTGTTTGTGGGCGTGAACGGCGAGACCTACCTGATCCAGCGCGGCGTGGACGTGGAGGTGCCGAAGGCGGTGGCCGAGGTGCTGCGCCACAGCGAAGAGATGGACAACGCGGCCATGGCCCGCATTGCCGAAGCAGAGGCGGCAGCCGTACAGCAGGCACAGCGCGTGTAACAAAAGAGACAGAGGACCCCGGTACAGCGGCACATGGCTGTGCCGGGGCCTTTTGATTTGGAAGGAGAAGATGACGAGATGACGGCGGGACAGGCCATGGAGCAGGCCGACGAGATGCGGCCGAACAACGAGTTTTCGGACAGTCTGAAACAGAACTGGCTGCGGCAGTGCGACAGCCGCCTGCGCGGGAGCGTGGTGGAGCGCAGCGAGACGGTGGACTTTGACGACGTGGGCGCGGACACGGCATGGGCCGACGGCCTTGCCTACGACACCAAGCTGCTGGCCCCGGAGGAGTTTGCGCCCCTGTATGTGCATTGGCTGTGTGCGCAGATGGACCTTGCCCTGGGCGAGGTGGCACGGGCGGCCAACGAGATGCAGCTGTACAGCGACTATGTGCAGGAGTTTGCCGCATGGATGCGCAGGCGCTATGCCCCGGCGGGCGGTGTGCAGTGGAGGTACTGAGATGACGGACGGGCGAAACCTGAACATTTTGCAGAGCGGGCGGCAGATGCTGCGGGCCTTTGGCGGGGTGAACGAGACCTACGGGTGCAGCGAGGCGGAGCTGAGCAGCAGCCTGAATTTTTCCGGCCGGGGGTACCCGGCTTTGCAGACGCGGGCGACCCGCAAAAAAGTGCGGGAGGTACAGGACGTGAACGGCATGTACCACCTGAACGGGCTGGTGATCTGTCGGGGAACCACGCTGGAGTACACCCCGGACGCCGACGAGAGCCGGGCCGGGGCGGTGGTGCTGGAAAACGCGCTGACCGACAACGAGAAGGCCATGACCGGCATGGGCACGAAGGTGCTGATCTGGCCGGACAAGAAGGCCTTTGACACGGTGAGCGGGGAGCTGACGGACCTTGCGGCGGCGTGGACGCTGAGCGGAGGGACCATGACCGTGACCCCCTGCGACGGCGAGGGCCGGACCTACACGCCGGACGGCGTGGGCACGACCGAGCCGGAGAGCCCGGCAGACGGGCAGCTGTTTTTGAAGGGGGACGCCGAGAGCCCTTACGGCGCGGGCAGCGTACTGCTGAAGTACAGCGCGAAGAACAAGAAGTGGAGCGAGATCCTGCTGACGAGCCTGCGGCTGCACTGCCCGGGCCTTGGCAGCGTGCTGAAGGAAGGCGACACCGTGACGGTGAGCGGGATGCCGGGCACCGTATGCAGTGCGGCGGCGGCCGGGCTGAACGGAGAGGTGAGCATCAGCACGCTGGACGGGGACGACGTGATCACGACGCTGGCCGTGCCGGAGGACAGCACCCGGTACTATGGCAGCTGGACCGTGACGGCCACCGGCACCAGCTGGCGAAGCGCCGACGGCAAGGTGACCGAGAACGAAGCGGCCGCAGCGCCGGTGAAGCTGGAACGGCGGGTGCCGGATCTGGACTTTGTGACCGAGCAGGGCAACCGGGTGTGGGGATGCAGCCGGGAGGAAAACAGCATTTATGCCTGTGCCCTGGGCGACCCCACCAACTGGTACAGCTACCGGGGCATTGCGTCGGACAGCTACGCGGTGAGCGTGGGCAGCGACGGCGCGTTTACCGGGGCGGCCAGCTGCCTGGGGTACCTGCTGTTTTTTAAGGAAAACTGCATCCACAAGCTGTACGGCTCGAAGCCAAGCGACTACCAGATGAGCAGTGTGCGGTGCCGGGGCGTGGCGGCAAATGCGGCAAAGAGCCTGTGCGTGATCGCGGAGACACTGTATTATCTGTCGCCGGACGGGGTGATGGCGTGGAGCGGAAGCCTGCCTGCCAAGGTGAGCGGCGCGCTGGACACCGGGAAGCTGACGGCGGTGGACCGGGCCGTGGGCGGGCAGCTGGATGCGCGGTACTACCTGTACCTGCACCGAAAAACGGACACGGGCAGCGGGCGGCTGCTGGTGTACGACACCGAGCGGGGCCTGTGGCAGGAGGAGAGCGCGGCGGGCACCGGGATGGTGAGCACCGGCCAGCAGCTGTACCTGTGGGACGGCAATGCCCTGTGGGCGGCCGACCCGGAGCGGGAAGTGAGCGGCGAGGACGAGACGGGGCTGAAATTTGAGGCCGTGACCGGAGACATCGGCCTTGCCGTGCCGGACGACAAGTACATCAGCCGGGTCACGCTGCGCATGGATGCCCTGGCCCACACGGTGCTGACCGTGGCGGTGAGCTACGACGGCGGGGACTGGGAGACGGTGAGCAGCTGTGCGGTGACGAGGGACCACCAGCGGGTGAACCTGCCCTTTGTGCCCCGGCGGCACGACACCATGCGGCTGAGATTTGCAGGCACCGGACAGATGGTGCTGCGGAGCATGGCCCTCACCTTTGCGGATGCAGCAGGGGCAAGGGTGAGCGGCGCGGTGCCGAGACGATGAAAGGAGAAGAAAATGGCAAGCATTGCGGGACTGGCGGGCATCGGCCTGCCGAGCTTCAGCGACCAGATGCCGGAGGCGGACGCGCGGGCGCTGAAGAACTACCTGTACCAGCTGAACGAGCAGCTGACCTATGTGCTGACCAACCTTAGCAGCGAGAACATGAGCGAGGATTATCTGAGCGGAAAGGAGAGCTGAAGATGAGCAGACTGAGCAACGCGCGGAGCGAGCTGGAGCGCTTTGAACAGACGAAACCGGCCGACTACCAGAGCAAGTACCAGGGCCAGATCGACAACGTGATGGGCAAGCTGGATGATCTGGGCGGCTACGACTATGACCCGGCGGCCGATACGGCATACCAGCAGTACAAGAGCGAGTACACCCAGAAGGCGAAGCTGGCGAACCAGAACGCGCAGGCCAGTGCCAGCGCACTGACCGGCGGGTACGGCTCCAGCTACGGAACCCAGGCGGGCCAGAAGGCCTATGCGGCGACCATGAGCGACCTGGACACGATGCTGGACAGCCTGACGAGCCAGAGCCGCAGCGAGTACAACACGAAAAAGAGCGGGCTGCAGCAGGAGCTGAACGGCCTGCAGGAGGCCGAGCAGAATGACTACAACAAGTACCAGAAAGACCTGTCGAACTGGTACAACGACCTGAGCTACAGGCAGAACGAGTACAACAACGCCTATGCACAGCGGCAGCAGAACGTGAGCAGCACCCTGAACGGGCTGTTCAGCGTGCTGGGCATTGCGGCGCAGATCCTGCCGTTTTTCTTTATCTGAGAATGGAGGTAGAGCATGGGGACCATCAAGAGACTGAACGACCAGCAGAAACAGCAGGCACAGGCGGAAGCGGCCATGCCGGGAGCGTATGAGAACCGCTACGACGAAGGGATCCAGAACGCGCTGGCGGGCATGGACAGTGCCAACAGCGCAGGACTGGGTTTTGACAGCCAGAATGGCACCTACCGGGGTGCCCTGAGCCGCCTGTTTGGCAATGCAGGAGCGGGGGCCAGTGCGGCCGAGCAGGTGGCAAACAGCCTTAGCGGCGGGTACGGCACGGACTGGGCCAAGAGCGCGGCACAGCAGGCGGCGGCCGGGGAGACGGGCCAGACCGCCAACGTGTACGCCCAGGCGCGGGCGGATGCCCTGAGCCAGTGGCAGCAGGAACTTGCAGGCCGGGGCACCCAGCTGGACAACCTGCTGACGCAGGACCAGCTTGCACGCAGCGAGTACGACGGCAGCGTGGCGGATGCGGCGAACTTGCGGAATTACCGGTACGGACGCACCCAGCAGGCCCGGCAGGAGAACAGCGACTTTTTGAGCAACGTGTGGAACGTGGTGAAGAACGTGGGCGCGGCCGCGCTGGAAGGGTACGACGCCTACAAGGGGTACCGGCAGCAGGACTGGGAGAATGCCTTTGCCCTGCGGCAGTACAACGACAACCTGAGCCGCACCGAGCTGAGCGACCAGATGGCGGCTTTGCAGCAGGCGGCAAGCTACAAGGAGGCAGGTTTTGACGATGCGGCAAAGCAGATCCTGAACCAGTACGGGCTGACGGACACGATGCTGGACAGCTGGCAGGGCCTGTCGCAGGTGGACAAGGACAAGCTGGACTATCTGACCACGGCGGCCGGGCTTGCAGGCAGCGGCTACGACACGGCGGCGAACAACTACCTGCAGATGGCGGGGCTGCCCACGGGGAGCGTGGACAGCTACAGCACCATTGCAAACCGGCTGAACCAGGCAGACCTTGCCAAGTACGCAAGCCAGCTGGCCATCAGCAACCGGTACAAGACCACGACCAGAAGCGGGAGCGGCGGCACGAGCCGCAGTACGAAGAGCGGGAGCAGCACGAAGAGCAGGAGCAGCAAGGTGGACGGGTACACCCAGCCGCAGCTGAACACGATGTTTAAAGAGTACAGCACCATGAAGACGGACGACCAGCGGCGAAGCTACTACGAGGACACACTGGCTGATGCAGGGCGCATCCAGCGGCTGACTGGCACAGGCAACCCCGGCAAGGCAAACGGCACAGCCTGGGAGCAGGGCATGTACAACGCGCGGAAGATGGCCAACAGCGGGTACAGCCAGAACCAGATCGCAAGCGAGCTGGCCAACAACACGAGCCTGAGCAGCGACCAGATCTCGGCCATTATGAACCAGATCGACTACGAGTGGCGCGGAACGAAGTGATGAGGTGAGAGTATGGGATGGAGCGCACAGGACATTGAAAAGCTGCGCAAACAGAATAATGGGCAGAAGAGCACAGCGGGAACCGGCCAGAGCGCGGCACCGAAAAGCACGACGGCCCCAGCGCGGAGCAGCGGAAGCACCGGCTGGAGTGCGGAAAAAATCGACGCGCTGCGGACGGGCAGCGGGACCAAGCAGGCGGCCAAAAGTACCGACGCCTGGGTGAACCGGAGCGCTGGCACCAGCGTGCGCAGCACGGCACAGAAAGCCGGGACGCAGAGCGCGGGAAAGAGCAACCAGAACCCCACGAGCGGAAGCCTGAGCGCGCAGGTGCTGGGGCAGATGACCGGGACTCAAAGCGTGCAGACCACGAAAAAGGCGGGATCAAAGTTGCCGACGGTGGAACGCACCGGACAGCCGGAGTGGCTGGGAACGGGCAAGAACAGCGCCCCGGCGGCCAAGGTGCTGGGGACCGGGACCAAGAGCGGAAAGACCTATGCCGAGCGAAACAACGCCATGCCGATGCAGAGCGCGAGCGGGGCAATGGCCAGTGCACCGAACGCGGAGAGCGTAAAAAAGCAGATCAAGGATGCGGACGCAAAGCGGGTGGAAAGCTGGTATGCGCGGGATGCACAGCAGCTGAAGCAGGAGACTGAAGAGCTGAAGGCAACCGACAAGTTCAGCGATTTCGACCGGCTGAACCAGTGGATGGATGCAGACCCGCAGCACCGGCAGCTGGTGCGGCTGCTGCGCACCGGCAAGGGGAACAAGACCTATGCTGAACGAAACAACGCCATGCAGCCGATAAGCGTGAGCGGGGCAATGGCCAGTGCGCCGACGGCGGAAACGAGCACGGAAAAGCGGGAGTACACCGACGCGGAGCTGCTGGCCAAGGGCTACAGCCGCAAGCAGATCCACGAGGCGCGGCAGTACATTGCCGACTTTGATGCCCTGCCGGACTGGCAGCGGGCGGCGCGGCGCACCTCCAACACGATCGGCGGCATTGTGGACACGGTGGCGTCGGCCCCGCTGATGGCGGGCGAGACGGCCGTGCGGAGCGTGCAGAACGCAGTGGAGACCGGCAAAAACTGGAACGAGCTGCAGGAGAGCGTGAAGAGCGACAACCGGCAGTGGAAACTGCTGTGCCTGATGACCGGCGGAAAGACCCAGTATGCAGGGCGGGATAACGCCATGCAGCCGAACGGCAGCGGAGTGATGGCGGCCCCGGCCCAGAGCACCGGCACGGCCTACACGGACGAAGAGCTGAAGGCCAAGGGCTACAGCCAGAGCGAGATCGACCGGATGCGGGCGCGGATCAGCGGGGCAAAGGTGAGCGAGGGCATCGACCCGGAGAAGAGCCTGGGTTACCAGATGTACAAGCGCGGCCAGCAGCTGAACGAAGCGGCGCAGGCGGGCATGAGCCCCCTTGCGCGCCAGCTGATGGGGGTGACCACCAGTGCGGCGGAGAACCTTGCGGTGGCGAGCATCAGCCCGGCGCTGGTGCTGCCGGTGCTGAGCGCCCAGGGCGGCGCGGAAGCTATGGGCCAGAGCATTGACAAGGGCGAGAGTGCGGGCAAGACGCTGGTGGGCGGCCTTGCAAAGTTCGGTGCGGGGTGGGCCATCAACAGCGTGGGCGCGGCAGACCTTGCCCGGACCATGGGCAGCGACTATGCCAAGGACACGCTGGCGGGGAAGCTGGCAGACGTGGTGCGCAGCGTGGCAGACAACGGCGTACTGGCGCAGCAGTACCCGACGGTGGCGAATGCCATTTCCGGCGGCATCGACAATGCCATGCAGGCCTTTGTGGAGACCTATGCGGACAAGGCAATTGACGCGGCCCTGGGAGACGAGCAGGCGGCGCAGGAGCTGTTTAACAGAGACACCTTTTTGACGGCACTGGAGAGCGGCCTGACGGGCGGCGCATCCGGCGCGCTGGGCGGTGCCGTGGGCACGCAGCTGGGCAGGATGAGCGCGGCGCTGGAGGCGGAAGGACAGACCGGACAGCGGAATGGACCCTCTCCGTCAGCGCAGGGCGCTGACAGCTCTCCCGAGGGGGAAGCCTTGGGGGACGAACTCCCTCAGTCGCCTACGGGCGACAGCTCCCTCAGGGAGGGAGCCTTGGGAACGGCGGCACAAAAGGCAGAGCAGACAGCGGTGAACGATGACCCGGCGGTGCACACCCCGGCGCAGAACGCCAGCATTGAGGAATACAAACAGAGCGTTGACCCAGGCTTTGCGGAATACGTGGACCGGGTGCGGGCGGGCGAAGATCTGGAACCCTACACTGTGACCGAGACCAGCGACAGGATGCGGGACGCCATGCAGCAGTTGACCGGCCTTGACAAGGTGGGCAAGGTGACGATGATGGATGCCAACGCGGTGAAACACATCACCAACCGGCACGCAGGCGGGGATGGCAGCGCCGACGGCACCATGAAGAACAGCGCGGACGTGGCGCGGGCGGCGTATGTGCTGAACCACTTTGACAATGCGTATCTGGCAACGCGAAAAGCGGACGGATATTATACCGGGAACCGCAAAAAAGCACCCATCGTGATCTTTGAGAAAAAAATAGACGGCTCCCACATTGTTGTGGAAGCCGTCTGTGATACAAAGAAGAGCCGAAACTTTATCGTGTCGGAATATTTATCTTCTGTAGGAGTACCGGAAAAAGAAATAGCGAAAGCTCTGCAGCCCTCTATGGATGCCGTTGCCGACCCCAGAGACACGTCCGGAACGTTAAGTGCAGTTACTTCCGCCGACACAACTGTATCACAGCGGGCGGGGGATGTCAACGGGAAAAGCGTGGAAAACACCGGGGAAACGGTGGAAACTCCAGCAGTCTCGCATTCGCTCGACAGCTCCCTCGGTGAGGGAGCCTTTGCACAGCAGGCGGAACCGGCAGCCCTGCGGGAGACGGCCGGGCTGGAAGTGCGCAGCGAGGGCGCGCAGAAGAGCAGCGTACAGCGGGAGCTGCTGCGCTGGAAGGTGAGCGAGGGCGCGGCACAGACGCTGAGCCGGAACATGCCGACGGGCATTGCGGACGAGAGCCGGTATGCGGCGGCGGCCTCCAGCCTGTACCGGCTGGGACAGATGGAGGACGTGACCACTTTTGACAAGGCTATGGAGCTGGCGAAGGGCATGAACGGCCTTGCGGTGAACACGGACTATGTGCTGGCACAGCCCGGCGGCGCGGCGGCGCTGAAGATCGCGTGGCTGCAGGGCAAGGGCGAAGCGGAAGCCGGGGCCGTGCAGACCGGGACACCGGGCGGTGCGCTGAGCGAAAAGAGCGTGAGCGGCAGCGGACGGGTGCTGTACAAAGGCACCATGCGCACGGCAGACGAGGTGGCCACGAAGCTGATCGAGCTGAACGCGCGGGCGACCGACACCGATGCGGTGCTGAAGGCAGTGCTGGAAGGCGATGAGCGGGTGAAGGCCTATGTGGACACGGCTGCCGGACAAATCTTTTTTGCAGACAGCGCGGGAGACGTGTTCGGCACCGTGCTGCACGAGGACTGGCACTGGTATAACGCTTTGGACACTGAGGGCGCAAAGGCTGTGCAGCAGCATGTGCTGGAGTATCTGGCCAAGAGCGAGGGCTTTGAGAACATCGACGAGCTGATCCGGAATAAACTTTCCGACTACGCACAGCAGGGCCTGACCTACGGCGAAGCGGCCGAGGAAATGGTGGCCGATGCGTGGCGCGGCATCTTTGACAGCGAGGAGAGCTTCAAGCGGTGGGTGGAGTTCCAGCGCGGGCAGGCGGAGAAGAACGCAGGCCGGGCGGGGACCATCCGCAAGGTGATGAACGCGGTGAAGAACCTTTTGAGCGACATCGTGAGCCGGGCAAAGGAAGTGCTGGCGAAGGACCCGGAGAACCGGGCAGCCCTGAAAGCGCAGCGGCTGGCGGAAGCCGAGAAGCGGGCCCTGCAGGACGAGTACTTTGCCCATGCAGAGAAGGCCATGGAGAAGCTGCGGGCGGCAAAAGAAAACGCCGCGGCCCTCAAGAGTGAGGGTGCGGCGCAGGGGGTGCGGTTCCAGCTGCACGAGGGAAAAGATTCTCTGGTGGAGCAGATGAACGGCCATCTGGACGAATTGGAAGAAATGAAACCGGTGGCGACAATCGAAGGAACAGAGGTGTCTTTCGGAAAAACGCGAAACGAAAACATTTCCAATGTTGAAGAATTCTTTGATTCTATAGGAAACAAAGTGATTCGTGAAAACTTCGGAACGGTGGAGTTGACAAAGAGCGGTGCACGTGCAACGGTGCAGCATGGGAACAGCAAAGCAAAACAGGTTGCGGTTGCTGCAGTCCCCGAAGTAATTCAAAAAGGAAAGCAAATCGGGTATGAGCAAAACTGGCAGGGACGAGGGTATGATACTTATGTCTTTGCAGCGCCCGTCGAAATTGACGGAACAAAGCTGTATGAAGGCGTGATTGTAAGAGAATACACCCGGCAGAATGGCATGAAGAATTTCTATGTTCATGAGGTATGCTGGACAGATGGAAGCTATGTGACGTTTGACACTGAGGGAAATATGACAAAAAAAGAAGATACTCCCACACAGCTCCCGAAAGCTGTGCGGAGCACCCTTGCGGATGCTCAGGAAGTATCTTCTGACACTACTATAGCACAAACCTCTGCCAAAAGCAAGGAAAACAATGCAGCTGTGCAGAAAAATGTGCGCTATCAGCTGGCGGAGCAGGATGAGCTGGCAAAGCTGCGCACCGAACAGCAGCAGCTGACCAAGCAGCGCAGTGCCCTGAAGGAAGAACGCAGTGCATGGCTGAACAGTGCCGAAGTGCAGCGGATCGAGGCAAAGAAAAAGGCGCTGGGCGTTTTTTCCGCAGAGGGCAAGGCCTACCGGGACAGCGCAGAATACCAGGACTACCTTGCAAAGCGCAAGGAGTACAACAGCCGCCTGGCCGCGCTGGAAGAGCGGGACAGCGCCCTGACGGAGCAGATGAAAGCAGCCAATGAGCGTCTGCAGCAGCGGAAGGACGCCCAGGCCAAGGATGCACAGAACGCCTACAATGCCAGAGCCAAAGCGTACGGCGGCAATGCGGAGTACCGGCGGATGTTGGCGAAGGAGCAGTTCGGCGTGACGGAAGAATTCCGGCGGGCAGGGTACATTCTGCCGGACGGCCAGATGCTGGACTTTGCCCAGAATGACCGTAGCCGGGACACCGACCACCGGGAAATTCTGGAGGTGTTCGGCCCGGCAGAAGTAAAGACCGGCACGGAAGCGCTGAACGAGTTTTTGCTGGACGGAAACGTGCGCGTGATGGCGGAGGGGCCGGGCATCGACCTTTCTGCGGACGCGGAGCCGACCGCGCAGCAGCTGGAACAGATCCGGAAGATGGTGGACGAGCTGAGCGGGGAACGCGGGCAGTTCATTCTGGACATTTCCACGGCGGACGGACGTGTGGCGGCAAGCAAAGCGTACAGCGGGAGTGTGGACGCGGACAAAGTGGTGCGGGAAATCCGGGACTATTACAGGACCGGGGAGCTGGCACAGGAAAGCGAGTTGGCAAGATTCCGCTACCAGCTGGCAGAACAGGCGAGCCAGGACGCGAAGCGAAATGAGCAGCAGCAGGCAAGCCGGGTGATCGCGGAGAAGGCGGCGGCGCTGGACACCCTGAGCCAGTTTTTTGGGCTGACACGGGGCGTGAACGTGAGCCGGAGCGCGGTGGACGAGCTGGCCGGGCGCTGGCTGAAAGCCAACGGCAGCAAGGCCGACCGGGCGAAGCTGGCGCAGGAGACCGAAGTGCTGGTGAACTACCTGAAAGCCGACGGCGCGGACATGAACAAGGCCGAAGCGCTGGCCGAGACGCTGGCAGGGGAGATCCAGGACGGGGCAATGTACCGCAACAGCGAACTGTGGGACGAGTACCCGGAGCTGCACAAGCTGGAGTACACCGTGAACAAGAGCGGGCAGGCGAAGGCCGAGCTTGTGAAGCGGTACGGAAGCTGGAGCGAGGCGGTGGCCGAGGCACGGCGCCACGGCGTGACCCTGCGGCAGGCGGAAGGCGTGCGGGACGGCAACCCGGCGGAGCAGTATGAGAGCCTTGTGAACGATGACCGCGCCGTGGGCGGCGTGACCGATGGAGCCAAGGCGCTGTGGAAGCAGGCCGCAGAGCAGGCCGGTGTGGCGGGCAGTCTGAGCTTCGAGAGTACTGAGTGGCTGGACGTACTGATGAACCTGCACGATGCCATCAAGCCGAAGACCATGAGCCGCTTTGCGGACAAGGCCGAGTATGAGGACGCCAGAATGGAGCTGGCGGGCAGGATCATCGGGGACATCATGCAGCTGCCCCAGCTGACCGATGCCGAGGCCATTTTTGAGGGCATCCAGCGGCACAACCTGGAAGCGGCGAAGGCGGCTGCCGGAGACGCGGCGCGGGCGGCCGAGGTGGAAAAGGGCCTGCGGGGCGTGCAGAAGGTGCAGAGCCGGGAATTCAACCGGCGGCTGGCCGAGAACCAGCGCACAGCGGGCCGGAACGCCGAGGTGCAGCAGGTGAGCGAGCTGCAGAAGCGGAACGCGAAAGCGGAAAAGCAGCTGGACGCGAACCTGGAACTGCTGGGCGTGGACGTGAGCAACGTGGGCGACCTGAACGAGAAGCTGACCGTGCTGCGGGAGACCTACGAGCGGGAATGGAAAGCCGAACGCAAGCGGATGCGGACCGAACTGCAGCAGATGCGGGACGAGGCAAGGCTGGAGGTGCGGCAGCTGCGGGGCGAGAACGCCGACCTTGCCCGGCAGGTGCGGGACGAGCAGCGGCGTGCGGACAAGGCCGAGTACAGCCTGATCGTGCAGGAAAACGAGATCATGGAATGGGAGGAAGAAAACCAGCGGAAGGCCGAGGCCTGGCAGCAGAAGCAGGCGCAGCGGAACGCACTGGCCGCCGAGGTGGCACGCCAGCAGCGGGATGAGGAGATCGCCATTGCGAAGCGGGTGGCCGAGAAGCGGGTGCAGAAAGCGCGGGACGGCCGGAAGATGGACGAGCTGAAGCGGGGCATCCGGCAGGATGCGGCGGCGCTGAACCAGATGGTGCTGCGGCCGAGCAAGGGCAAGTATGTGAGCCGGCGGCTGATCGTGCAGGCGGCGGAGGTGGCAAAGATCGCCGACATGACCGTGCTGAACGACAAGGCCGTGGCCCAGCTGACGCGGCTGCAGAACAGCATCCAGGCGAGCATGGGCAGCAAGGGCAGCCCCACGGCCATGACCACCGAGTGGGAGCAGACCGGGGTGCCGAAGCTGATCACGGCGCTGCAGACCGACCTGACGGCGTGGAAGGATGCAAAGCTGGCCGACTTACAGGCAAAGCTGGCGGAAGCCGAGGCGCTGCCCTACAGCGAGAAGGCACTGGCCTTGCAGGAGCGGCTGCGCAAGCGGATCCGGGAGACCGAGAGCCGCACCTACCTGCCCATGACGGTGGACCAGATGCGGATGCTGAAGGCCATCACCAGCGCGACGCTGCATGTGATCCGGAACGAAAACAAGACCGTGAGCCTTGCGAAGGCCGAAGAGGTGAGCAAGATCGCGGACGAGGCGGCCTATGAGGTGACGCTGAGCAAGGGCAACCACCCCGGCGGGGCGCTGGACGGGCTGCAGAACCTGCTGACCAAGTACAACCTGGACATGCTGGGGGCCGAGCGGGTTCTGCGGATGCTGGGCGGCTACAAGAACGGCGGCCAGATGGAGAAGATCGGGCAGATGCTGAACGACGGCCAGTACCGGCAGACGAAGATCACCATCGAGGGCGAAAAGCTGTTTGCAGACGTGACGGGCGCAAAGCACGCCAAGGAAGCGCAGGCCTTTGCCGGGCCGGGTGCGGACCTTGTGGACGTGGGCCTGAGAGACACGGACCACAACGCGGTGCCGCTGACCCATGCGCAGCTGTGCAGTTTGTACATGCACCTGCAGAACAAGGACAGCCGGGAGCACCTGATGACCGGCGGCATGGTGGTGCCGGATGCGCAGCTGTACAGCAAGGGCGACGTGGAGCAGGCCTACCAGAAGGGACAGCTGGTGCAGCTGGGCATGCTGAGCGACGGACACGGGGAAGCCATGGCGGACACCATCCTGAACACACTGGAAGCGGCCATGACCGACTACGACCGGGCGTGGTGCGCGGACATGAAGGAGTTTTTTGGAAACTACACCACGAAGCTGATCAACGAGACGAGCCTGCAGCTGGTGGGCTACAAGCGGGCCACCGTGCAGAACTACTACCCCATTGCGGTGGACAAGGCTGCACTGGCGACCGAGATCGAGGGCGTGAAGCTGGACGCGACCATTGAGGGCCGGGGCTTTTTGAAGAACCGTGTGAAGAGCAGCAAGCCCATCCTTTTGGAAGAGTGCTCGAGCGTGGTGCAGCGCAGCCTGCGGGACACGGCAGCCTATGCGGGACTGGCCGCGCCCATCCGGGACGTGCAGAAGATCCTGAACGCAGGGGTGGAGACCCGGGACGGCGTGAAGACCCTGAAAAACGGCGTGATCAAGGAGCAGTGGGGCACGAAGGCCGTGAGCTACCTGGACGATCTGCTGACCGACCTGCAGACCACCCAGCGGCACCGCTCCAACGGCGTGAGCCGGATGCTGAGCACGCTGCGGGGCAACTACGCGGGGGCGGTGCTGACCCTGAACCCGGGCGTGGCCATTGCACAGGCGGCGAGCCTGCCGACGGCGGCGGCCGTGCTGGGCGGAGACACCATGGCGTCGGTGATGCCATTTGTGAAAAACCTGTCGCCGAAGCAGAAGGCGGCGCTGGAAGCGGAAATTGCCCAGCACGGGGACGTGCTTTTGCAGTGGCGGCAGCGTGGGACCGGAAAAGGCGAGCTGCAGAGCATCGGAAAGCGGGAGACGCTGGTGCAGAAGGGCATGGACAAGGTGCCCGGATGGCTGACCGGGTGGATCAACGGCATGGACGAGATCACGGTGGCGGCCCTGTGGGAGGGCAGCAAAGCCTATGTGAAGAACCACGCGGCGGAATTCGAGGGCGCGGGCGAGACCGGCAGCCCGGCATACTGGGAGGCGGTGAACCGCACCTACCAGAAGGTGATCGAGCAGACCCAGCCGAACTACACCGTGATGCAGCGGGCAGGCATCCAGCGCAACCCGGACGAGATGGTAAAGACCTTTACGATGTTCACGACCCAGCGCTTCCAGAATGCGGGCATCCTGATCGACGCGGTGGGCGACTGGAAAGCGCAGGCGGCGCGGTACAAGGCGGACGCCAGCGACGCGAACAAGGCAGAGCTGCAGCGGGCGACAAAGCAGCGGGACCGGGCCATTCTGAGCCAGGCGGCGCAGGTGGCGGTGTTTGCCGTGATGAAGATCGGCGCGGACTTCCTGATGCACCGGTGGGACCGGGAGCAGGACGAGAACGGCGACGTGACCCTGAAGAGCATGGTGAGCCGCTTTTTCTCGCTGTCCACCGAGAGCACGATGGGAAACTTTTTGTGGGGCAGCGAGCTGTACAGCCTGATCGACAATGCCATCCAGGGCAAGGATTACGACGTGATCAGTGCCACGAACATCAGCGCGGTAAACGACATGGCGTCGGATGTGGTGAAGTTTACGGCGGAGCTGAAGAAGGACACCAGCGAGATGGACGAGGCGGAGCTGGAAAAGCACCACAAGAAGCTGATGGAGAAGGGCATGGCCCTGATCGAAAACGGCTTTGAGATCGTGGGGGTGCCCTACGGCAACGGCCGGAAGATGGTGGACGCAGTGCGCGGGTACTGGGACGATGCGCAGAACGTGGCGCAGGGCGGAAAATTTAGCTTCAACAGCCTGCCGGAGAGCGCGACCGGGCAGTATGACCGGCTGTACAACGCCTATGCCAGCGGCGACGCGGACGAGGCACAGGCGGCGGTGGAGAAACTGGTGGCCATGGGCAAGGAGGATGAGATCTACAAGCAGCTGAAAACGCGGCTGGTAAAATACGACAAAAAAGTGGAGGCTGCGGCAAAAGCACGAAATGCGGGAGACGATGAAACCCGCGTGAGGCTGACAAAGGAAATCATCAGTGATGTGTATGACGTGATGGGCATCCGGAAGAATGTGAAGGAGGATGCAGAAAGGAGAAGTAAAGTTATTGACATGGTGACAGGAGATAACCGAGACGGAAAGGGAAGCGAAGGTGCTATCAATGTTAAAGCAGATGCGTTGCTGAAGGGCGACGCGGGCGACATGTACGCGGACCTGAGCGAGGCGGTGGACAGCCGGAAGGCGCAGGACGTGCAGGCCGAGTACGACCGGCTGGTGAAGGCCGGACGGACGCCGAGCAGCGTGAAGAGCAAGCTGACCGAGCTGGCAAAGCCGGAGTATCTGGCGGGCAGCGATGCGGACAAGCAGCAGCTGGCCGACGTGCTGCTGGCCCTGACCGACGCGGACGGGAAGGCCCTGTACACGGAAAAGACCTTTGCACAGTGGGAAAAAGCGGCGGAGAAGGCGGCACAGGCGGAACCGGAAGAGGACCCGTATGCACTGCTGCGGTGACAACCAGATGCCAACCAAGTGGCAGCCAAGTGGCAACCATCCGGTGACGCTTTGTCACCCATAGAAAGCACCCCGGCGGGCAAGACCTGCCGGGGTGCTTTTATAAAAGTACACGGTTTTTTGCAGGGCAGCGGGACGGTAGACTGGGAGAAAAACGGAAGGAGGAAAAGACCATGCAGGTAAGGATCGTGGAAAAGCGATTCGGCGGGGTGGAGTTTGCCCCGGAGATGAAGGTGCTGCACCTGGGCGGGCAGAGCAGCGCGAACGTAGAGCGGCTGGAATTTACCCTGCCGGAGAGCTGGCAGGGCAAGAGCGTGACGCTGCACATCCAGCGGCAGGACGGCACCCTGCCTGCCCCCATTTTGCTGGACGAAAACGCCAGCTGCACGGTTGGCAAGGAGTTCACGGCGTCGCGGTGCGGCAGCTGGATGCTGCTGGCACTGGGGGAGGACGGCTTCCGGGCGCTGACACGGCCGGCGCGATACGACTGTTACGAGACGCTTGCCACCGACGGCGACGCGGAGATCAGCCCGACGCAGTACGAGACCTTTGTGGCGCGGGTGCTGGCGTACTCGAACAGTGCGGCGACCAGCGCGCAGGAAGCGCGGAACAGCGCAGGTGCGGCCGCGAAGGATGCGAAGAGAGCCGAGGCGGCACGGACAGAAACGGTGACGGCGGCCGGACAGGCCGGGGCGGCACAGAAAGCGGCAGAAAGCGGCGCAGCCCGGGCCGAGGCGGCAGCCGATCGGGCGGAGAAAACGGCACCGGCGGACGGGCCGGTGAAGAGCGTGAACGGCCAGGGCGGCGTGGTGACCCTGACGGCGGAGGACGTGGGTGCGCTGGAAGCGGGCAGTGCGGACTATGTGGAGCGCATCGAGCTGAACGGGCAGGTGATGACCCTGACCATGGGCGACGGCAGCACACGGACGCTGCAGACCAAGGACACCACGGCACTGGATGTGATGACCGGCGTGCTGGGCGTGGAACACGGAGGAACCGGAAAGGACACAGCCCTGACGGCGGAGGATGTGGGAGCCTACGGCAAGAATGAGACCTACGCAAAGACGGAGGTGTACAGCCGGGAGGAGACCTACTCGAAAACGGAAGTGTACAGCCAGAAAGAAGCCGACCAAAAGTTCGGCACGCCGTACACCCTGCCGCCCGCTACGGCAGACCAGCTGGGCGGCGTGAAGGTGGGCGACTATCTGGACATTGCCCCGGACGGCACCCTGAGCGGCAAGACGCTGTATGACACCATCGCGGCCAGTGTGGCGGTCAAGTCGGAGCCCCGGCTGGTGTGGAACCACCACGTGGAAATCGGAAAAAGGTGGCGTTCCTACGACATCAAAATGCCAGACGGCCTTGACTATGTGCACGTTAAGTCGAGGTACAACGACAGTGGCAAAACATACGGTGAAGAAGTAGACATCGCAAAAGGCGGCACGGTCAACCACAACTTCGGCAAGGGCGATGGAATCTTTGCATCCAACACGACTTTCCGACCGGACGGGACCCTGCACTTTGAATTGGCAGGGTCGGACATAAATACCGGCGGCTACACCGTAGACATCTGGCTCTCCGGCTACCACTACCCCACCCTTGCGGACCTGCTGAAGCAGGTGACCGCCGTGGAGAGCAGTGTCACCGATCTTCAGGTGGCCCTGTGCGAGCTGTACGAAGAAAAGGAGGAAAATTGATGGCGAAAATTTATGCCCTGATCCGCAAGGGTATCAAGACGCTGGACGAGGTGCCCGCCCGTCTGCGCAGCACCGTGGAAGCCCTGCTGGCCGAAAAGGAGTGACTGCCATGATCGACTATCCTGTGACCCTGACGCCCAGCGGCGGCGTGGTGCTGCCGGGGCACGCCTCGGCGCTGGCGCTGGGCTACACCAAAAACAAGGGCGTGTACCGCCTGCGCATCACCGCATCCGGCGAGTGGGAAGGGCTGACCATCCGGGCCTGCTGGCACCTGCCGGGCGGCGGGGCACCGGCGTCTACGCTGGTGCAGAACGGCACCATGGGCGTGCCTGCCAGCGTGACCGCCCAGCCCGGCAATGGGTGCGTGACCTTTGAGGGCTCAGATGGCACCCGCACCGTGACAAGTGCAGATCTGCGCTACCATGTGGCGGCGAACTCCGGCACCGACGACGGCACCCTGCCGGAACCGGGCACCCCCGCGTGGCAAGAATTTGTGCGCAGCATTGCAAGCGGGGAGCTGCGCGGAGACCCCGGCAAGGACGGCGTTTCGCCTACCATCACGGTGCGGGACACCGACGGCGGGCACCGGATCACCATCACGGACGCGGACGGCGTGAAGGTGCTGGACGTGCCAGACGGAGGGACCGGGCCAAAAGGAGAGACCGGCCCACAAGGCCCGGCAGGCCCGCAGGGGCCGCAGGGTGAGATGGGACCGCAAGGACCGCAGGGCGCGCAGGGAAAGACCGGCCCGGCGGGGCCGATGGGCCCACAGGGCGAAGTGGGACCGCAGGGACAACCCGGCATCCAGGGCGTACAGGGCCGGACCGGCCCGCAGGGACCGCAGGGCGAGAAGGGTGAGACCGGTGAGGTGGGCCCACAAGGCCCCAAAGGCGACCCCGGAGAGACCGGGCCACAAGGGCCGAAGGGTGACAAGGGTGACACCGGCGAGACTGGCCCACAAGGCCCGGCAGGGCCAAAGGGTGAAAAAGGCGATACCGGCGAGCGCGGCCCACAAGGTGAGCAGGGGCCACAAGGAGAGCGTGGCGAAAAGGGTGACACCGGAGCACAGGGCCCTGCCGGGCCGCAGGGGGTCCCCGGCTCGTCGCCTGGCAATGTGTACGCTACAGACGTTGGTTGGGGGGCAGAAGCGTTGTAGGCGATGTGTCTCCGGTCTCGGCGGCTCTGATTGGCGCCATCGGTAGCAATAAATTTGAACTGAGCAATCCCGCAGGTGTGAAAGTGGAGTACAGCACCGACGGCGGTGCTACATGGGTAGACTATGGAGCCAGTGACGCAAGCAAGATACAGCTCCTCTCTGAATCGCTCGGAACGAATCTGACCATCGGAAAAGTGGGTAACAGTGAACGTTATGCGACCGTAGATGACCGGCTCCGCGTGACGGTCACCGCAAATGACTGCAATGTGTATACAACGCTAAAGTCCATCCTGCTCAATGTGTCGACGAGCGGCTCCAACAAGTGTACCGTCACAATCGAACAAAGCCGGATCGGGGCACCAGATGACTTTGCCGTGATATCGACCAACAACCTCAACGGATGGCCCGGCTGGAATGAGATTCCTTTACAAAAACCATTCGGGGGATCACCGGGGCAGGTATATCAGACCAACTCCATCCGGCTGACGTTCCAGGCCGGACAGCCTCCGACTTCGGGCGAAAGCAAAGGAAATCTTTCCCTGTTAAACCTCCTGTTTATCGGCATCACGAACTGGATGGTGAACTCGAACATTGCAAGGTTTGGTCATCTGTACAAGTACGACTACGCCGGAAATGCAACCTTCCCGGCGGCAGTAGCGGCACAGTCGTTTTCCGGCTATGCGAACGTATGTAAAGTAACCTTTACGAAGCCGTCCGCGCGGTCAAAGATCGTGAGCGGTGAAAACCTTAACGTGACACTTGGAAAAATCGCCAAATACCTTGACGATATTGACACGCTGCTGGCCGCAAACGGCATCTCCGCAGTATCCGAGAAGGACGAAGAAACAGAAGAACCTGACGAAACAGAAAGGACGTGACAAAATGGCAATCAAACAGTACAGCCTTGCCAAGGACGGTGCCAGGCAGCTGGCACCGGGCTTTAAGGTGCGCGAGTTCCGGTGTCGCGACGGCAGCGACGTCGTGATGATCGACGAAAGCCTTGTGATGCTTTTGCAGTGCATCCGGGAACACTTTGGCAAGGCGGTCACCATCACCAGCGGCTACCGCACCGGAACCCACAACAAATCCGTGGGCGGGGCCAAGAGCAGCCAGCACCTGCTGGGCCGGGCGGCGGACATCCAGGTGGCGGGCGTGTCCGTCGAGGACGTGGCCGCCTACGCCGAAAGCCTGCTGCCCGGCTGGGGCGGCGTTGGCCGCTACCCGGTCAAGGTAGGCCGCACCAAAGGCTGGGTACATGTGGACACCCGCGCCAAAAAGAGCAGATGGACGATGTGAGGAGGCGAGCCGTGAAAGACTATGTATGTTTTGCCATCGGCGCGATCGGCAGCATGATCGCCAGCCTTTTCGGCGGCTGGGACGCATCCCTGCAAACGCTGGTCATTTTTATGGCCATCGACTACATCACTGGTCTGATCGTGGCGGGAGTTTTCCACGCAAGCCCCAAGACCGAGACCGGCACGCTGGAAAGCCGCGCAGGTTGGAAGGGGCTGATCCGCAAGGGCGAGACCCTGCTGATCGTGCTGGTTGCCTGCCGTCTGGATGCCGTGATGGGCTCCAACTTCGTGCGGGACGCTGCCGTTATCGCGTTCGTGGCCAATGAAACGATCTCTATTATCGAAAATGCGGGCTTGATGGGGCTGCCGATCCCGGAGGTCATTATCAAGGCCGTGGATATTCTCAAGCAAAAAGCAGAAAGCTCTACAGAGCAGAAAGGATCTAACCATGTCTAAGTATCACATCTCTACCGCAACCATCGCCCGCACCGCTGTCCCGCTGATGGCACTGACCATCCGTGACAGCGACGCATAACACTGAGCCCGACGGTTTAGAAGCAAACGAACACGAGAGAGAAAGAAGCATGAAAGAAAAATCATATGAGGAATTCGTGGAAAAATTCAAGCCGAAGAAAACCACGGACGACTGCTACACTCCACCCGGCATTTATGCCGTTGTCCGGGACTGGGCGTGCAAAGAGTACGGCATCGACCCGGACAAGATCGTGCGGCCGTTCTACCCCGGCGGTGACTATGAGCACTACGACTACCCGGAAGGCGCCGTGGTGCTGGATAACCCGCCGTTTTCCATTCTGGCCAAGATCACCGCGTTTTATCTGGAGCGGGGCATTCCGTTTTTTCTGTTTGCGCCGAGCCTGACCTGCTTTTCGGCAAGGACCTGCGAGGAAGGGACGAATCACCTGATCTGCGACGCGAACATCGTGTACGAAAACGGCGCAGTGGTGCGCACCTCTTTCGTCACCAGCTACGGCGGGAATGTCATAGCGCAGACGGCACCGGAGCTGACCAGGCTGATCAACGAGGAAGCCAAGCGGCAGTTGCGGGAGACCGTCAAGGAATTGCCGAAATATTCCTACCCCGACCATGTTGTGACCAGCGCCCTGATGCAGAAATACGCGCGGTATGGCATCGACTTCAAGGTGCCGCGCGGCGAATGTGTCCGAATCGGCAGACTGGACGCGCAGCGGCCGTACAAAAAAGAGATCTTCGGCTATGGCCTGCTGCTGTCTGACCGGCTCGCGGCTGAAAAGGCCGCAGCGGAAAGAGCAGCACGGGAAAAGGCCGCAGCGGAAAGAGCGAACATGACCATGTGGACGCTGAGCGACCGGGAAAAACAGATAGCAAAAGAACTGTCACAAGCAGAAAAAGAAAGGAACTGACTATGAAAGCAAAGACCTACAACGCACCCACCATCTCCGCCGGTACCATCACCCGCACTGCTGTCCTGCTGCTGGCCCTGACCAACCAGATCCTGTCGGCCTGCGGCAAGCCCGTGCTGCCCATCGAGAGCGCCACCGTGGAGCAGCTGGTGACCGCTGGCATCACCACCGTGGCCGCGCTCATCAGCTGGTGGAACAACAACTCGTTCACCACCGCCGCAATCCAGGCGGACAAGTACCTGGAGGACAAGAAGAGCCAGGTCAACAAGTAA